ACTAGGTTGAGATGTGACGGCATTCACAAACTCAAGATATGCATCAGTGTTTACGGTCATGAAAATTTAAATCCCTCAAATGTTTTCTTCGGTTTATCCTCATTATTATACTCTTCTTCCTGTCCAGAGTCAAGTATATTATCCTGTGCTGACTGTTCACAATCATAAAGACGCATCTTGGAACGATCAATTCCAATCACAAATCTCTTATTGACTACAGTATCATTATACCTATTCTTTAATTGTTTCACCATTATCTGTCCAATCTGTTCAAGTTCCTCAGTGCTAATAAGGGCAAACATAAGATCAGCAGTAGCAGGGAGACCAAAGGACTCAGAAGTGTCAGTAAGGTCAACGTCAGAGCTACCGTAACCAGAACGAGTGGTCTGGGTGGCAGATACGATAGGGACCTCGGCTTCGCCAGCCAACCCTCTAAGCTCCTCTGCAATAGATTTAATATATGAATATGAATTGACAGACATCCCTGACTTATAACGGGAGGAAGCACATATATTAAGGTAATCAATGAAAATAATATCAGGTCTAAATGACTTCTTAAGTGCAAGCTCACTAAGAAGTGCTTTAAAATGTCCACTATGTGCCGATGCTGTAGGATATTCTTTAATTATAAGTGTGCCTTGTGTTTTTGCTGCTAATTTAGTTACTTTGTTCTCAAACGTTGACTTAGGCAAATCTACAATATTCTGAATAGCAACATCTAATAAGTTCGCGTCAATTCGTTCAGCAATTTTCTCTTCTGCCATCTCCATTGTAATGTAGAGAACGTTTTTCCCTTGGAGCAACACGGAGCTAGCAACATGGCACATGAATAAAGACTTGCCGACGCCAGTATTATGAGAGGAAACTCCATTAGTATAATACCTATGATTTGGATGATTTACATTAATATCAACAATAGGTATTTGATTTCCCGTTTTAAATACACTACCAAGTTTATAACCACTCTCGGTTAAAAAATGCATTATTTTATATTTTTTATAAAGATGCGATGCACTCATCCACCCCAAAGATGTCTGAAATAAATGATCAGCATTACATCTTATAAGTTCATCAATGCCATCGATTCTCAAAACATATTCATCATACATTCCTTTGTTAATAAAGAAATTAACTGGAACATATCCATCAGGCGAATCAACTTCTATCTCATATCCATTATCAAGTAATGTTTTGATTTCAGCAATTGTTGTTTCTTTTTCAATCCACATTTTATATAAATAATAGCAGTAGCAGGGACAGGGAATGTTTAATCGTATCTATTCTAACTTATGTGAAGGCAATAAGTCAAGAAGAGAAGAATACAAAAAATATTCAGGTCTACACGAACATCATATTGTTCCTAAACATATGGGAGGAACAGATGATGATTGCAACCTTACATATTTAAATGTTAGAGAACATATCATAGCACATTATTTGTTATGGAAAATATACAAAAATCCAAATGACTTAAGGTCTATGAAAATGTTAGGAGCAAACTTATCTCCACAACACAGAAGAATAACAGGAGAGTTTTGTAGAGATAATAAGATTGGTTTCTTTTCGATACCAGTAGAAGAAAGAAAAGAATGGATGATTAGAGGAATAGAAACTCAAAAACAAGAATATCTAAACGATAAAGTTAAAAATTTTTATTATTGGAGCACAGAAGAAGGAAGAAAAGAAAGGGCATCTCTTGGAGGAAAGCAAAGAGCATCCAAAGAATTTAATTACTGGGCATCCAATCAAGGAAGACAAGAAAGAGCATCTCTTGGAGGTAAAGCACATAAAGGAAAAAAGGTAATGCACTTACCAGAAACAAAAGGATGGAAGAGAATACTTCCGGAAGATATTGATGCTAAATTAAACGAAGGATGGAAATTCGGAACTGGAGAACCAGCACCAAATTCTAAAATTAAAAAATAACTTTATCAACCAAAAGGTTACTTATGTTTTCAACTTCCTAAATCTAATTTTAACTTTGGTTTCTGGATGAACGCAGCCAGCAAGCGCGATAGTAAGAGTCTTATTAGATATGCCCCCACTCGTAATCTTATTAAGGTATTCGAGATCAAACGAAACCTTCTCCTCCTTCCTGTGATAGTACTCATATCTTTCTTGATAATTTTCTAAGTAGTCATGTCCAATGTTGTTGTCAAAAGAAACTGCCAGAGCATCAGAAAGAATAGAAGGAATCGCATCCCTACTCTTCTTCTCATCATTTCCATCTGCAATGTGAATAGATTCCATCAGTGCAAGATAAATCGCACGGTCACGACACCACTTTTCAGTAGTATCTAATAACCATTCATTATCTACTGGAAGATCTGTGAACGAATTACAGATGTCTCTGGTTTCTTTAATCTCACTCTCGTTTAGATCTGTCCGATTCTCAACCTCAATATTTAGTGCCTCTGCTGTAATGGCAGAACCATACTTCACAATGAACTGAGTAATCTCCTCAAAGATTACTTTTTCACCTCTTTGCTCAAAATATGTTGGTTCTATAAATGGAATGACTTTACGAGAATAATTTTCGTTGCATATTAAGTTTCTGAGAATTGTAGTTTCAATCCGTTCCATTATATGTAATGCAAATATGTACTTAAAAGGTATTTTGATTCACTTATTGGAGGATTTCCTTTATGAGGAAACATCCAAAGTGGAGGAAAAATAATCAACGTTCCTTTCTTTGGTCTAATAATTAAATCCAAAAACTCAGTTTCTCCACCTTTCTCAATATCATTCAGATACCAAAAGAAAGATAAAAATCTCCTAGCAGTAGAATATTCTGCAACGTCAACATGAGTATCAAAACGATCATTTCCTCCCGTATTATACTTCTTTATCCTAAATTCTTCAAATGCATGTGATTCTGGGAAAACATCCTTATGGACACAATTATAATATTTGTCTCTGTATTCAAAAACTTTTTTTATAATGTGAGTATGCACTTTCTCAATTTTAGTTCTATTTTTAGTTAGATTAAATTGAGTAAAATTTGGAGTTCCTCCATTATCTAAAATCTCATGTTCATCAGAATTTGATTCAAAAAAAGAAACTAATTCATCGCAAACATTTTCTTCCAAAGAATTCTCATGAATATGAATTAAATCAGATAGTTTAACCATAAGAGAATTCTTTCTTCGCGGCAGCATCAAGTTGCTGCATTACTTCTTCTGTAAAATATAGTTCTGGGTCTTTTAGAATTGCCTTTGCATATACTTTTTTAGTCTCACCATTGACAGTCATCTCATAACGACCAGCAACATTCTTCCACATTCCTGCAAGTTCACCCAACTCAAGTAAACCATAATACCTATCAAGACCACGACGATCATAAAATAAACGAATAGTGACATCCTTGTTTTCCTTACTCAAACGTGACTTGATAGTTTTTGCCTTAATAAGGTTTCCAACAACTGATGTTCCCTCTTTTTCTTTTGACTTCGAAAGAAAAATGACTGAAGAAGATGCATAAAATAATCCCGATCCTCCACCCATTTTCTTTGCTTCATATAAAGACATTGAGTCGTAAACATGATTAGTTACAATGAAAGGTATCTTTGCTTGTCCCATTTTAAGAGTCAACATTCTAAAAGCACCTTTGATTAATTGTGCCTTTGTCATATCTCTAGTAGTTTTTTCTGCCAGAGTATCTTCAATCTCCTTATTAGTTGAAAGATTACCTAAAGAGTCTAACACAAACATACAGGGTTTGCGTTCTTCTTCAGGTTTTTTCTGATACATATCAACTGCCCTGAGTGCCTTACTACGGAACTCTTCGATAGTCACTACATTAACAACGACAAGACGATTAAGGTCGATTTCACGACTCTCTAAGAGTGACTTAGTGATAGCTGCCTCAGTATCAAAATAAAGGCAATATGCATCGGGATTAGTATCCAAGAAGTTCTTGACCACTGCGAGTGAGAAAAAAGTCTTTCCAGTAGAACTTTCCCCAGCAATTGCAGTGATTTTATTCCCAGAAACACCCCCACGGATAGACCCAGATACAAGAGCATTAAAGATGAACGAACCAGTGTCAACGTATGTTTCAGTTTCGTCAATGTCTGCTGCCAGTTTGGTAAAGTCATCACCAATTTCTTTTACTATATCTTTTAAAAAATCCATTATACAAAAAATAAATCAAGGTTTACTGTTTTCTCCACATTCCACCCAATCGCATCAAGAATAGATTTGAGTGGGTCTAAAAAACTCTTTTCAAATTGTAGTTCATAATCTATGTATTTGTCAAGACCGAGTTCATGTGGAAAGTCTTGAATAAATGAGATGACATTCTCCTGAATAATATTTGGTTTCTTCAGATAAATGAACTTAATTTTCTCACCATTATTGATAAGTGAGTATTTATTATCAAGTTTCTTCTCCTTAATATAATGATTGAACAACAATGCTCCACGACAATGAATTGGAGTTGATTTACTATAGATGTTAGCATAAGATCTATACTTCACAACATCCGATACTGAACGGGGGAATGCGATTTGCTCCGGAGGAAGTGCCTTAAACTCTTTACGACATTTATCAATAAAGTCAATTACTTCTTCTTCAGTACCACTCATCATGAGTTTGAGACCGTCCTTAATCATAGTTCTACACGGTGCAGGAGTGGATGATTTGACTGCCTCAATACCCATCATCTTAAGTTTAGGTTCAGAATACTGAACTCCTTCACTGTTCCATACGTTGAGAATATATCTCTTCTTCGCAGTCCAAATACCACGTTCTGATATATTCTCACGTTTCATAATCATCTTCTGTTCATATGCCGAAACGTAATCCGCAAGTTCCGTATAAGATTGTTCGATGAACGGTTCCAACTTGTCTTCACAGATCTTATCAAGTAACTGAACAACCTTTGTTTTATCGTCAGACTTATGACTAAGAAATTTATCAACAAGAGGTCCCATATTAAGATAGATTGAATCAGTGTCAGATGCGATAACATAATCGACTTTCTCTGTTTGCAAAATCTTATTTAGAAATCCGTTCATCTTATTCTCAATCCAACGGATAGAGACTTGACCAGAAAGCGTAATCGCTTCCGCATTGACCAGTTTGTAGTAACGGAAATATTGATTACCAATAGCACCATATGCAGAGTTGAGTTGAATCTTGCGAGCCATCTGAATGTTGTTGCATCGTGCAATCTCCTTCTCCAATGCCTTAGTCGGAGTTTTTTCATAATCCTGTTTTGCAATAAGCATCTTCTTCTTGTAGATGGTGCGATCCTTATAAATCTTCTCCATCAATTCAGGTAGAAACCCACGAACATCTTTACGATACATGGCACCGTTAGCACACACTGCACTGTCCTTATACAGTTCAAAGGTCAGTTCTTGGTTAAGTATCTTATCAACGGTAACTGATGGGTGCCTGGTCTCACGGAGTGTCTCCGGAGAGATGTTGTACTGCATGATAAGATGAGGGTAGAGAGAGTTAAGGTCAAAAGACACAACCCAATCATACTTTCCCGGAATCGGTTCCTTAACATATGCCCCCGCATACTTGGCATCCTTGTCTGAACGTTCTTTGGGTGGAATTACAATGTTTCTCTTTTTGAGATAATTGTAAATGATCGCATCCCACATACGAACTTGATAAAACACATCACTATAATTCACCTTAGCATCATATGCCATAGTGATTGCAAGTTCAATCAATTTCATCTTGTCTTCCATACGGTCAACAAGTTCCACGTCAATGATATTATATTCTACAAACTTCTGCCACCCCTTAGTATAGAAATCTTTAAAGGTATCAAACTCAGAGTGATCAAGTTTCTTTTGCCCAAGTTCCACACTCGCAATATAATCCAGTCGATAAGATTCCTGCGCCTTATAAGTGAACTTCTTATATAGATTTAGGTAATCAAGTTGCGTAATACCTCCAACATCATAAGAGATCTGTTTACGACCCATTACAATAGTCTCACGTTCAGTTACCAAACCCCAAGGAGAAAGTCGTTTCATTAACTTTTCACCAAGAATACGATCAATACGCCTCACCAAATAAGGCATATCATACAATTCACTATTCCATCCGGTCACAACTTCAGGAGTATTAGTCTCAATCATCCACCAGTTTATAAAGTCATTCAGTAACTCATATTCTGTTCTGAAACTTTTGTAGATAATGTTCTCTTGCTTATTGTTAAATGGTCCCTGACCCCAAGTACGAATCTGTTTGGTAGTATAATCCTGCACAGTAATAAGAAGAACTTCTTCTGCGGCAGACTCTACATCAGGGAATCCATTCTCAGTCTTCACCTCAATATCAATCGTAGATATTTTGATCTTTGTAGTGTCAAACTTGACTTCTTCTTCTGGATACATCTCAGAAATATACTGATAGATGTATCGGTCATTACCATAGACCTTAAAGTTTTGGACACCATCATATTTCTTGATGAACTCTCTACAATCACGAACAGTTCCTGGATCTATTGATTCAACATAGTCTCCCTCAAGAGTTTTGTATTTTGTTTCTTTATTGGAAGGGACAAATAATGTAGGATAAAACTTTTCTCTTGTAGCAAAGTGCCTTCCGTTCTCATATCCACGCACAAGAAAGTGGTCACCGACCATTTGAACGTTAGTGTAAAACCTTTGAGACATCAGTTAATCTCTTTCAAGTATTTTTCAAGTAATTCTGGTTTAGGATCTGTCATGGTAATAATTTTATCAGAACTAATCATAAATTCATTTTTATCTGTATACTCTCCCATCCAAGAAACTAAATCTCTCGCATCATATGGTTTGATGAGTTTACAATCTGGTTCTCCGATTTCAGAACCAACCTCATCAATTTCACTAATGATTCTTTCACTGTTCGTCAGTAGAATCACTTTGATCGTCTTGTCCATTAATCATTTCCTCGTAAAGGTTTTCAATTTCTTTTACTGGTGTCACAACAGTAACTAACCAGTCATATCTTACAGGTATTTCCTTATCTGATGTAAGAGAAATCCAAGGTGTAAAATTAACTTCCACATTTCTATCTTCTGGTGGAGTTTGTCCTTCTTCCAAAAGAAGAACCTCTTCATTAGGTGCAAGATCTACAATATAAGGATTCTTAAACAGATATCCACAAATTTTTTCATCAGAAATCAGTTCTTTGATATCGGCAATTACCGATTCTCCTGATTTCAATAATGCAATCTTAATCGACATTTTTAATTTACCTCTCAGAGTATTATAGCATAAAAAAAGAGGGGTTACAACTGGATTTTGCCAGTTTCCCCTCCGTCTGCGACAACGATATTCAATTGTATTTAGATAGATTCTTGTGTCTGTGGATTTGTTAAACTAATGATGGATGATACGAGTACAAGTGGAACAAGAATGATAGCCCAAGCATAGACAAAAGCAAGGGCAGATGATTTGATATCACTTATCATTGTGTTAGTGTCATCTTATATGCGCCAAATGTTGTTGCTGAGATTGCTGCGATGATTGCTAGAATTTCCATGGTTCAGGACGTATTAGGACAGAACAGGGTACAACACTCCCCAACTAAAAAGAGATGTTACTGTACCAAAAAATATGGTAGTCATGGTGAAGTTCATAATGGTCTCCATCAGATTACATAATTATATAGATTATACTGTATCACTATGATACACTTCTGTATCAACCGCAGCAAAAATTAGTTAGGGTATCAGAACCATACCTTCTTTTGATGATGTTCGGGTACAATTCTTCCCAGAACAATACTTAGTAACCCATCCTCAAATTCAACTGATCTAACTTCCGTGTCCTCTGCCAATGTCCAAGATCTGGTGAAAGATCGTTGAGCCATTCCTCTGTGGACATAAGTGGTTTCTGATTCGGTATCCTCTTTCTGTCCTTCGACAAAGAGTTTTCCGTCTTGTGTGTAGACATTTACTTCTGCTTTCCTAAATCCTGCAAGTGCAAGTTCTAGTCTTGATTCTACTGCGCTGACCGTGACTAGATTAAATGGTGGATAATTCTTCGTTGTTTCGTGGAGATTAAACAACCTGTCGAAGTATTCATCCATTCCTATGCTATTCCTATTTATGCGTTCCATCAACGCAGGTAGGTCCGCAGCAGTATAACGTGCAAGGTTTCCCATGATTCTTAGCTCCTTTAAAAGCGAGTTTGTGTTTTGTGGACCCCGAAGGCATCCATCATTATTTATATCA